GCGTCTACGCAGGAAAGAACCTGCCGCATAATCAACCCAACGAGTTACACGAGCAGAACCATCTTCTAAGGCTTGCCGCATGTCCAAACAATAAACAATATCAGAAGCAGGAAAAGAGATGAGATAGAAAGAGTTTTGTTCTGAATAAGCAGAGCGAACAAGCCTCATGTCTTCCGTTATTCCCTGTTCAGTCCTTACTGTTTGTATAAAGTCGTCTTTGATATTCTTAGTCAGGTCGCGCATCGGCAAACTTTTCTCTTGAATAAGCCTACCAAGTGAACGAATACCTGTGTCTGATAAGAAGATGATGTCATTACCAGTTGTCTGCACACTGTCACGAGCAACACAACCAACCCCAAGAATTACATCTGACAAAGTGAAGTCGCCAGCAATTGGGTTGTCTGCGTTCTGATAGAGAACAATGTTGTTCTTACAGAATATGATAAGGAAGTTGTTGTGGGCAGCTAGTGCAACAATAGTGTCCGTGTTGTTAGGGAGCACAGCAGAGATGTTTAACGTACCGCTGGTTCCACCATAGAAAGCAGGGAAGTTGGTGTCAGCTATATCTGTAGACCAATAAACCGTCTCACCGTCGTGTGCCCAATACCTACCCCAACCAGCAATAGCATCACGAGGGTAGGAGGTAGAGTAGTTTTGTGTCAAACTGGTGTAGTCAGTCATTGTCTGACACACTGGGATGCTGCCTGAGTTGTACACCAACGGCTCATGTCCTTGCTGAACAATTAAGGCATGGTCGTAGAGACTAGCTCCCTTCCAGTTGTCATCCGTTATGGTGTACAAAGAAGGAGTGATGTCTGTCAGAACAGCGCCAACACCGCCTGAAAAAACCTTGTTGTTACCTCCTGACAAGACAACAGTTGAACCATCTGCGTTTACATGTTCCATAAGGAAATCAACAGAAGAACCACTGAGTTCACTAGAACCACTGGTGGTCTGCATTGTCCAGCCCTTACGAGAACCTAGACGCCCATATTTATCAATGATGCAGTTGTCTGCTGTCAATGCAAAGTTGGTGGATAAAGTAACACTACTGTCTTGAGTGTTTAACCCAAAGAAACCCGGAGCAACAACAGAGACGTTTTGTAATTGCTTCATGCTGTATACCAAATAGTTCCTTCAGGGCTACGCGCATCGTCAAATGCAATCTCATCTGCCAAAGCGTTTTGTCCCATTTGGTAAGCGTTAATACTTTGTTGACCACCATCTTCACCACGCTCTTCAATAGCCATAGCTGTAGCCAACAGGATGATGGGACGTGTAGGAACAACAACCGTGTCGCTGTCTGATGTCAAATCACTGCTTCTCACAACCATGTTAAAACGTAGCGTGTAAACACCATCAGGTATAGGGAACAAATCAACTTGCACATCACCATCAGCACTTACACCGTTGAAGTTGTAATAAAGAGGTGCTCCTTTTTGTGGGTTAGTCATTAAAAACTGGCGGTCAAACCAAGCACTTTCCTTCAACTGCATCTCCCAATCTGAAGTGTCATTGAGTACGTTCAGAACAGAAGACCTATTGTTAGCACCATTTAACTCATAATTGAAAGTGTCAGCGGAAGTGGTTACAGTTAGGGTGGTGCGTAATGCTGACCAATCCCAAGCACTCTGCACTTGGTGACGAGCCTCGTTGACAAAATCGCCAATTAGTTTGGAATATGATGTAGAAGCAACAGAAGCCACCTCGTTCTCTCGTAGGCGGCGTAGCACAGCGTTAACAAGTTGTAAATAAGTCATTTTTATTCCTCAATTTCAGGAGTGTAGCACATCTGTAGCATCTTGTCAACCCTATTCACCATCAAAAGTGTACATTGGAAACTCTTTACGTAGGTCAAAAGTAGCAATGTAAGAGATGCCTGACGTGTTAGTCTGCACCTTGATACTGTCCCCAGCCTTCAGCACAATAGAGCCGCCACTAAATAATAGATAATCTTTACTATTTAAGCTGTATCCGTTGATAATGTAAATCTGATGTGTGGCATCGTGTGCATGTTCCCAAAACGCGCTGACACTGGCTGTGCTCCCTGCGGTGTTGGAAATAAACAACGTCTCCACCTCAGCGACATACCCGGCAGGGACAGTGAACAACTCAACATTGCTGCCAGTGGTGGTGATTGTTTTACCTACGCTGTGTTTCATTTACAGCCAATCTCCTACAGCATCAGCATTGCTAGAAGTCATTCCAGTACCTCCTCCAACTACGCCACCACCGCCGCCACCGGGGCTAGAAGGAGCACCTACTTCAGGGTCAAAGCCATACCCATAACCGCCGCCTAGTTGTGCTGTATCACTAAATGGGTTAGGAGCCGTACTTGGGCTACTCATATCGACAACAGGTGCAGGTTTTTGGCTGCGGTCAAACAAATTAGCAAAAAACTGGTTTACAACCTTACCTGTATCTTTTAAATTTTCTACGATAGGAATACCGAACAGACCACGTGTTACTTGACCTAACATGTTGTCTATGCTTTGCATACGAGCACCACGTTCAGCAGCCGTTTCATTCTCTAAATACGCTATCTGATTAGGCGTAAGCCCTGTATAACCATCGTTGTCCATTCCTACCCCCATTGACAACATGCCTTGTACTTTTTGTACAGCTTGTTCTGCTTCTTTTTGCTTCAACGCAGCATCAAGGGAGGCTTGTTGTATGGCGTTTTGTTTCCTAAACGGGTCAGCATAGTAGGCTGCTGCTTCAGGTGAAGAACGGTAAGAAGACGGGTCAGCAAATGTCCCAGTCAACATCGGCTGTCGCGTTTGCCCCATACTAGGGAATAGGTTCTGCACAAAATCTGTAAATGAATCAGCCATTTTTCTTCCTTGGTTTAGCTTTGCCAGCCTTTTGTAAGGCAATCGCTATGGCTTGCTTCTGAGGCTTGCCTTCCTTCACTAAGGTGCGAATGTTGGCACTAACTGCCTTCTTACTTTTTCCGCTTTTGAGTGGCATTGGTTTTCCCTTTAGTAGCCTCACGTAACAATTTTGTGTCAGCGGGGGTCATTAGCTTACCTTTGACGTAGGCTTGAGGGGTGATGCCTTGTTTGCGAGACATACGAGCAGCCTGTGCAACCTTCTCTGCTGAGGATAGGGTGTCCCACTTGGCAAGTTTATATTTATTTTTTGCTTCTACGTTTGATGGCATTTGCTTTTCCTTTTTGATGATAAAGTTTCTCTGAAGAGGTAGTGTGTTTAGCTCCTGTGTGCAGAGAGCCGTCAGGCATTTTGTGAGTTGCGCCTGTCCACAATTTCCCTGCCTTGGTGTAGTGCTTCGCGTTCTTCATTTCTTCTTTGTCGCCGTTTTAGCTGCTTTTCTAAAAGCCTTTGCTGTAGGCGCTCCAGTGCTTCCGGGCTTACGCATCTTTTCACCACTACCCTCCTTAATACGTTTACGCTTGGCATGGATGTTTGCATACAATCCTTGCTTCATATCAGTACCCCTTCTTGGGCGGCTTCTTACCTTTACCTTTTTTCTTTCCGTACATACCTTACCCCTTAAAGTTTGTTACCCACACTAACAACCACCATAGACAACCAAGGAGAATGGAGATTAAACCAACATACAATGTGTTCCATAAAAAGCTCTTTCTCCGTTGTGCTTGCCTATAGACAGTTCGTTCTCTCTGTTCCCTGATTTGCCTTCTCATCTGCATCATCTCTTTGTATGCCTCCACCCCGTACCGAAGTGTTATCATCTGACGCAGTTCACTCTCCATCTTCTCTATCTTCTTCTTATGAATCAGGGCGTTCATTGCCTCTTCTTCAACAGAACCTGCACTGAGCAACTTCCTGAACAGCGGTGGGTTTTGTGCCTCTTCTGCCGCCTTGTTGATGTCGCTAACCCCTTGGAAATACTTGCCAAAGAAGCCAGCTACATCCTCCAGTTCCCTCCCCACCTCTACCGCTTTCTTGATGCCGTTGAAGGCAGCAGTCGCAAGGGCAAAGGCGCTAACTGGGTCAATCATTTTCTTCTCCCTATTTTGGCAGGGAGTTATGCCCTCCTAGCCATATAAACAAACCAATGACAGCAGCACCTGTTAGCCACGCCAGCTTGGTTAAAACAGATTTGCCCACCTCGGCATATATCTTGTTAAACGCCTTCTCTGCCGCCTTCTCTGCAATGGCGTCAATCTGTGCGTCAGAAAGCTGCACCTCTCCCGGCATTATTCACCCCAGCGCTGGTCAGACACAACAGCAATTAAAGCAGCCACATCAGTAGCAGCAGCAATTGCAGCCTCTAGCCTGTCAGCCTCTGCAATGATGGCAGCACGTTTGGCAGCAACATCAGCAGGAATGGCAACGTCACGTTCAGCCTTACGAATCACCATCCAATCGGTATCTGCTAATTGCTTGCCAGCCGTGTCTTTGACCTGTGCAGTCCACACCGACTTCAAGCCTTTGGTAACCAGCCGTTCATCGCTGTCCACCATTGCAGGCTCACCATCCACCTCACCCAAGACTTTGACATACATGGGGTTGCCGTCTTCATCGACTTCCTCACGGTCTTCCATAGCCTTTGGGTTGTTGATGTCGCCGTTCCAGTAAAAACGGTCATCAGCACGAACAGGGTCGGCTACCTCGGTAATGCCAATGGCGGCTTTCTCTGCGGCAGACGCAAGGCGTAGCCAGTTGGCTGGGTATTGGATGCCATTAGCCGTGAAAGCACGACCAACAGGCAAGGGGTTGTTGTTAAGCATGAACATTGTTGTTACCTCGCAAGGGAATTTTTAAATGGGTTTTCGGCAAATGCCATGTAGATGATTGTTGCACTTGATGTATTTAGTTCACCGCCAGCAACCCGTAATTTAAATCCGTTGGACAAAATATCAAAAGGTTGACCACTATTTTCAGCATTTGATATATCAGCATAAAGCGCAGCCGCAATTACGTTGTAAGTTGACCTAGTTGTGTCATACAAATGCCAATCGCTTGTGGAATCTGTCCTTTTGAACAACACAAACGCAGGTCTAAACCCCGTGTACACAAACGGCCCGTCAGTACTTCCATTGCCCGTGTAGCTTCCAAACTTGGAATAGCCCTCGACGTCGGCGAATAGGTAGGCTACGTAGTTATCTGCGCTGCTGCTGGGAATCGTTCCAATAGTAAAGACCGAAGAAGTTGGCGTAGTGTTGTTCCAGCGGTTAGACGCCGTGACCGCAGCGGCACTTGTGTTTAAGGTCAAGAACTGTGTATTACCAAGACTGGCGTGATAAACCTCCCAATTATCCGACGTCGAAGTTGGGGTTCTAGGCTTCACAATAATCATACTTGGCGCAACACCCAGCCCATGCCCAACAGTAGCCGCTGAACCAGTTCCCGTATAAGTCACAATCGAAAACCCAGCCGTAGTGTTGGCGCTGACAGTTGACGTTATGCTGCCGTCGGTGTTGCTTACGCCGCTGCCGTTGGCTTTCCAGTTCCATGCGGCAAAAGTTTGACCGCTTTGGTTCAGAACATTAGTTGCTAGAGAACCTTTTGTTACAGTAAATCCTGCGCTGTCAATAGATGACACATAACCGTATGACGCACCTGATGTGCCTTCTGCGCTTGTCGTGTTTGATGACAAGTCCTTTGTAGACCCTGCCCCACGAACAGAATCAAATAGCATATGGTCGTATGTTGTGCTGCGTGTTTTTGCCCAGATTAGGTCTGGCTGAAATCCCAAATCAGTCACAACAGCTTTAGGTGTTACGCTGTCGCCTGACCATGTACGAACATCAAAATACTGACTTCCATCCACAATAGTCGAGTCAGGCAGGTTGTATGTGTTCAAACTCTTAAAGCCTGTCGGTGGGGTATAGGCAAAGGGGCGTTGACCGAAGTTCCAATACTGAATATGTGACCCTGTCCCTGACCAATGCTGTCCAGTAAGGAACCACTCACGACCACTTGGTAATGTGGCTAACACGCCTTGTGATGCGCCATTCAAATACATGGTCAGTTCACGGGTATCAGCGTCAAACGCAACCCCAATTACATCTGTCCTAGCACCAAACCAAGATGAGCCATAAGAAGAAATTACGGTTGCAACATACTTGTTTCCATTGGCGTTGTAATAACCGTAAAAATTAGAATCAACAGTACCAAGACTTGCTGTCGGTGTTGACGTAAGACCAATTGCAATTCCGTATGTTGTTGTCGCTGTGCAAGTTATCTCCGCATACCACTTGCCTGACGTTGGGAATGGTATTGTTGGATAACCTATACCGTTTACACCAAGCGTTGTTTTTAAGTTGCCATCAACCTCAGTACCATTTGATAGTGGATTGATAGGATTCAACGTGGCATAGTTCGCCGCATCATCATCAGTCAGCGTCGGCACATCGGTCATCGAATCGTAGGTTGCTCCGCTGGTCACGCTGATGTTGTTAGCCGTCCAGTTGTTGCCGTTGCCGCTGGTGTCATAGCCAAGCGTGGTCGTCGTACTGTTATCGCTGAAGTTCAAGTAGAACCCGTTAGTGCCATACGTCCCAACATACTTGATTGGTTGCCACACCCCGGTGTCTGAGTTGTATTCGCCGAAGGATGATGCGTCTAGGGCTTGACCGTCAACAAAGTTGATTTCAGTCATGTAGCCGTCGAAATGATTTCCAGCCCCCCAATATCTGCCAATGCTATGTGTATTTGTAGCATTAACCATGTGGTCAACATTCGCAATAGCAGTTGATGTTGTTAGCGTTTGTTGTACCCCGTTTATATACATAGTTAAAGTAGTAGAGGAAGCATCAAGGGACACAACCAAGTGATACCACGCACTAGGGTCACGCAAGTATGCGACAGTATCAATCAAACCTCTAGATGTTCCAGTTACAGTAGAGAAAAATCTAATCTGATTTGTGTTAGTAATAAATAAAATTTCAGTGCGATTGTTTGCACTTGTGCCAGTACTAAACAACCTTGTGTATGTTCCTGTCAAACTACCAAATTTAACCCACCCGCTCCATGTCCAAGTCTTGCGGTTGCCAGCAGACGCAGGTGTCCTGTTCAAATAAGCAGACGCACTAGACCGAAAGCGCAGGCTGCGGTCAATGGTGTAGACACCGCCCTGACCTGATGCGCCAGCTAGGATGTTGTTACCTAAAACACTCATGAGTAGTCAGCCGTAAAGACAGCGTGAATAGAGGTGGAAGTACGGACAACATAGTCAACCCGGTCAACAGCAGATGCTGTAGTGGTTAGCGTTGGAGCAGTGCCTCCAGCAAAGTCCCAATAACTTCCCCATGCCAAAGTGCGACTACCCGTGCCGTCTTGCACAATGAAAATGGAACCACTTTGTCCAGCAGTTAGGTTGGTAGGGTTGGCTAGTGTGCGATTACCTTCAAGGGTGACATTGAAGTTGTTGCTATCGTCCATATCAGGCGTAATAGTTGCCCCGTCTGTCAGCGTAGTGATTTCACCACGAATACCAGCAGTGAAGGTGTGAGCAACAGTAGGAGAGACAGCAACAGTTTGTACTGCTGCGCCATCACCAACAAATAACTTCAGGTCAGTGGTGTTAACAGCAAGTTCACCTGCCGTAAGAGAACTAGGAACAGAGGTGGTTGTACTGCT